ATGGCTGACATCGAGTTGATTTCGGAAAAGGAAGTGATGGAAAAGCTGAGAGTGTCATCAAGAATGACAATCCGGAATTACACGGTTAGGTGGGGGTTTCCAAAGCCTGTCAGAAGCAGACCTAAGCTCTACTTACTGGCTGATGTTGATAGATGGATTTTAAATGGAGGCGTAAATCAGAGGTAATCTTCATCTGTTCACGCCTTGATTTCGTCTGGCTAACCGAGTCTTACATCATGCCGTAGAGACTGATGTATGGCTTTGCTTTCTTCTCGTTGCCTATCGATGAACTCAGCAAGGTCAGAAATATGCACCATCCGAGGGGCTTTCTGACTTTCAGCTGTACGGAAGGTGGGGATAGGCAATTTATTTTCTGAGGCCTTTCTTTCAGCCGTAGCAGCTTTCATCCCAAAAAACTTTTCGCATACCTGGCTTAATGGAACTGTTGCGGTTTCATATTCGGCCATCAATAAAAACATTGTGTTCATTATTTTCTCCACTCCTGCCGCAACAGGTTAAGCAGCCGTGACACGTCACGGCGTGATGTTTAATTTTGTCTCAAGCCAGCCTCTGGTGGCCCAGCACTGCGAATCACCCTGGCACGGGCACGCGCTTACCGGCAGACGGTCGCCACACTTCGCGCACTGTCGCTTCGCCAGCGCTTCCAGCTGCTGCGCCAGCTCAGCCGCGTCCTTGCGGATAAGCATCGTGATGTACTCGTTCAGCTCATACGGCTCGCGGCCGGGGCGCCGGGCGGCGCAGTTCTGCGCCAGCATCTCGACTTCCTGACTATCCAGCGTCAGTTCCAGCTTTTTGCCGCCGGCAGCGGCCTGGCGGGCGCGCTGTGCGGATTTGCGTTCGGCGGGAGATTTAGGCATCAGTCGTCGTCCTCATCCCAATCTTCATCTTCCTCTTCGTCATTACCAACGAAGGATAACAGCGGATTGGTAGCAGCAAGCATCTGGCTGGCAGCGCCACGGCGCTGAAGTCGGCGCAACGCTTCAGACAGCTCAAACGCCTCTATGCGTTCCGGCCCCAAATCAAGCGAAGCAGCATAGCTGTACGCCTGACCTACAAGCTTGTTCAAGCTTTCACTGATTTCCTCTTTGGTCGCCATCATTCCCCCTCCACGCGCTTAAACTCGATCACCCAGACCCACGGGTTAGCCTGCCAGCTTTCCTCTCCGTAGATAGAGCGCCACAGCTTGCTATAAGCGCTGATGGGGTAACGCTCCCACTCATGCCATGGCCAGCCAAAATCATCAGTACCGGGGTAGCCATCAAGGTCAGGAATGCCGTACTTATAGACTCGCCCGTCTTTGCTTATTTCTGCCAAACCTTCAGCGATAGCGTCATGCTCATTGATACTCTGCAACCGCTCCACACGCACGCCGATAATCTCCAGCGTTATGCGGGACGCCCAGCGTGGCATGTGGATGGATGGGCTCCATTTAAGCGCTTCAGGGTCTTTTGGTTCGCAATCCCAGCCTGCAGGATGGCTCTGTTCATAGCGTGGCGTCGCGCGATAATCAATCCACTTTTCGCCATCATCGTTAACCGGGCAAAACGTCTCACGCACCCACAGGCGATCGCCAACAACACCGAACGGGCATTTAGCCAGAAACTGTTCGTTGGTGAAGTCCTGCCATACACCGCTGCGATCACGCATGGAATAGACGTAGTCCCTATACCATTTATCGCCTGGCGCGCGGTGAGAGATAACCTCATGGCCGCGAGCCTGCATATTTTTGGCCGCTGATTGGATAATCCTGCGCGTCTGCGTCTTGCTGCCGTTCAGTACGGCGCGCACCATGTCCGCATTGAAAATCATTCCGCGCTCACGCATGACGCACCGCCTTTTCTTCCATCGACCAGGCATTGGCGAGCGCCTGAGTTACTTGGTAGAAATCGTGCTTGACGATAAATTCAGAGGTTTCACCACTGTCGTTCAGTGTTTCTACCTTAGTGAAATTGCCGCCGTGCTCTGCGTCAGGGCTGAATTGGGTGACAGTATTGGTGTCGATAATCACCGAGCCATCGAGAGTGAACATTTTCAGCTTCATCACTCACCATCCTCATCTTCCCAGGCCACATAACCAAGCCAAAGGATGTCGCTGATAGCGTCCCAAAATTCTTTGGTCACACCTAAACCGGATGCGCCCCCCTCAATAAACCCAAGCTTGCGCCAGTCACTTAATATTTCGCGTTCAGCTGAGTTAATACGGTTAGGGTCGATGACTTGACCGTTCATTAAGCAATGCTGCACATAAGGCATAAGGCGAATTTCAGCTTGGGTAATTTCTTTCCCGAGCAACTCTGACGCCACGGCTTTGATCTTTTCTGTTAACTGACCACGCTTAGCCATCACTCACCATCCTTGCCGGCGCTGGTGCGCAGCATATCCATCTCAAGCTGCGAGATGAGGTTAATAACGTGTGATACGCCTGGCTGCTGGTGGTTGGTCATGGTCTGCACGTATTTCCGCGTCTGCACGACGGCTTCAGCCTGGAGAGCCTTAATCCACTCGTTAGCAGCTGGCATCACCATGGCGGCGTTCAGGTTGGCAACGAGGCTCATATGATCGCCGGTGGCATTCAGCGCGGCGATGGCGTCCGGCATGATGCTGTTAATGCGCAGCACTTCACCTGCCATCACACTGGCGCGCGCGTTCGCGACGTCGAGACGTGTAGCGAGCTCGCTTACCATCTTGGCCATATCCATCAGGCCGGTATCGGCTGAGAGGTTCTTGGCGAAAGAATGGCCAGCGGCAACAATTTCTTTATTCGATTTTGCGTTGAGCATGTTGGGCGCCTCAGTGAATGGTGATGTTGCGGTTCATTTCCTCAGCCATGCGCTGTGCTTTAATCGGGTTCTTTACCAGCTCGCCATCCGGGGCGATCCAGCCGCGTAAAATGCTGGAGTAGGGGAAGATGATGATTCCGACTCTGATGTCGTCATTTGGCTTTTGCATGATTCGCTCCACTCAGCTCAAACGCTGAGGCATGAGAACAATCTTCGCTTTTTCGCCGTAGGTGCTGATCTCAATAAGAGAGCCAGACGTATTGCCATTGGGCTTAATGCAGATTGATTCGAATTTCGGGTTATAAAGCTTGGCGACTTTCTCAACGTCGGCGAGGTATCTGGCGTTAAAGCCGATTTCAGTAACGGCAACGTTTTCTTTTGGAATGACGCGGTCAACATCCGGATATTTCCCGTCGACAACCTCACACAGCCCCAGATTTACGCGCTGTTCCAGACTGTCGAAATAGGTAACTACACCGTTATCAGTGTCGATTTCAGCTCTGGCAAAACGGGTGAACTTTGGACCTTTGAGACGGACGATAATGTTTTGCTCAACTGATTCGGTTTGATGCTCGCCAACAAACAGGCGATGTCCGTCAGTGGCATAAAGTTTTTTGTTTGGGGCAAAGCACATTCCGATCAGGTAGTAGCGAGGATCGGTTTTGGCCTGAAAAAGCAGCGCTGAAAGCATCGCCGGTCTGCTGAGTGTTAAAACCATTTTTTAAATTCTCCACACGATTTTTGATTGCATGAATCCCTTGCCAGTGACGGCAATAAAAAACTGAGGGATTCGCTTAAAGGGCTGGTGGGTTACTGCAATAACCCACAGCCTGATTTCTCCACACCGAAACATCGAAGGGTATTGTGGTGCCGGGTGCCTCCCGGTGCTCTGGCCAAGCTGGCGAACTCCAGAGCGGTGACCTTTAAACTCTGAGCATCGCACGATAATCACGATGCCAGCTCTCCGCGTGCGCTAGCCGCATTCACCACAATGAGGAGGGCATTCACTCCACGTCTCTAAGCGTTCGAAAACACCCGCTTTGCAAATGCCCTTTTCATTGTGAAAAAAAGAGCGGTTAAATCAGATTGCGAACTAAAGAAACCGCCAAACAACACACCGTCATCCATCAAAAAACCGGCTTTGCTGCCGGGATATCGACACAGCACTCCAACAACACGATCCCCACATCCCCATCGCAAACCAGCTCGGCATCCGGGAACAGGTAAAGAAAAGTGATCAGGTCCCAAAACTTGGTGTTGCTCATGTTCTTGACCATTCTCATCTCAAAATCCGTAAGTAACCGCTGATGAGGAAAACAATAATGCGTATATGCATATAACGCAAGTATTAAATTGCGTTATATGCAAGGGGTAAATGTTAAAGACGCAAAAAAGCCCGGCAGAACCGGGCTTATCAGGTTTGTTAAGAAGGGTTAGCCGTGTCGTTTGAAGGATTGCGACTGGCTGATCATGACCTTGCCGAAAATATAAAAGCGGTGCTCATTCGATTCATCAATGAACCAGTCACGATATCGGGTATTGTCAGAAATGACGACGATTTTATCGGGAACCATCTGTAAGCGCTTTATGTGAATCTTTCCATCAAAACCAAACACATAAATCCCATCACCATCAAACTGGTTCACTGAAACATCCACGAAAACCAGATCTCCTGGCTCGATAGTGCCCGACATACTGTCACCGCGGACATTAACCATCTTGACCGCAGTCGCAGGTTTACCGCCGAAGAAGTTCTTGGCGTGCTCTGTGTTGTACTCAATAGAGCGAATGACATCAATTATGTCACTACCAACAAAGGCTCCTGGGCCAGCACTTACATTTACATCAAGCAAATCCACACGATACACATCCCCCCCTTGTATAACCTTAACCTTAACCTTATCCTTACTGTTATTATATACAGTATTTTTTGGATCGGAGGGAATAAATAATTCACCGAGGCTCACATTTAGCGCATTAGCTATTTTATTAAGCGATTGCTCGGTAAAGGATTTTTGCTTTCCTGTCTCAAGGCGTGAAATGTTCGCCTGGTCAACGCCTACGGCATCAGCCAGATCGTTCATTGTAAGCCCGCGCGCAAGCCGCAGTTCTCTGATTCGATTTCCTATGTTCATGTGCCTATTTAATGGCTGGTTTGCATGAAACGCAAATTAACTTGCGCAATCCGCTAGCATGAAATAATATGCGGATTACGCAACTAAGGGGGTTAAAAATGTCTTCACCGTTACGAAACTTGCGTAAATCGCAAGGCAGAACACTAAGTGAAGTAGCCGGCGCCATCCATCTGGATGTAGGCAACCTGAGCCGTATTGAGCGCGGTCTGCAGGTGGCATCACTGGATGTAGCAGAGCGCCTGGCTTTGTTCTTTAAAGGCGAGATCAGCGAGCTGGAAATTCTTTATCCCCAGCGCTACCTGACCAGCACCGAGACTTTAACAGCTACGCCATCCGTAGCGAAACCACAGTAGAGAGGGCTTAGCCGTGGGTAAACCTGAGTGGCAAATAGAAAAGCAACCAGCCTGGCTTGTTGCTGCGATCCGTAAAACCATCACCAGTATGCCTGGCGGTTATGCGGAAGCAGCTGAATGGCTGGGCATCACAGAGAACGCGCTCTTTAACCGCCTGCGTCTTGAGGGCGACCAGATATTCCCTATGGGCTGGGCGATGGTTCTTCAACAGGCCAGCGGCACGAAATACATCGCTGACGCGGTTTCGCGGCAGTCGAACAGCGTAAATGTCCCGATGGTCGAGATCGAGGATGTTGATAACGCCGACATCAACGAACGCCTGATGGAGTCGGTTGAGTGGATTGGCAAGCATTCAGCCTATCTGCGTAAAGCCACTGAGGACGGCGTGATTGATGCGGCTGAAAGGGAGCAGATTGAGGAGAACAGCTATCAGGTAATGGCTAAGTGGCAGGAGCATCTTACGTTGCTGTATCGCGTTTTTTGCCCGCCAGATAAGGCGAACGCCCCAGGTTGCAGCCCGGAGCGTTCAGTTGCGACCAAATCACTTGGTGTGGAGAAATAATCGCATGGTCAATTTAAACAGATTCCATCCTGTTCCGCAATTTAGGTGCCTGCCGTCGGCTGGTGGCCGTTTCAATCAGGAGCCGCTGCGGTATGTGCTTAATGTACCCGGATGCAGCGAAGAGGTGAACCACAGCTTTGTAGAGTGGGCTGTGGGTGAGTCACACCGTCAACTGGGGTTAACCAAATGCGCGAGCTCAACCGAAGGTTTAAAGACAAGCGCGGCGTTATCGTCCGTGTCGTTCGCTGGGAACCTGAAACAAACCGCGTTATCTACCTGCGCGACAACTATGAACATGGTGAGTGCTTCAGCCCACTTGACCAGTTTCAGCGCAATTTCAGGGAAGTAGGGGCAGAGCATGAGTCTACTTCTGAAAGTAAAACCGCTAGTCATCAGCCCAGTGCTGGCATGCCGTATCGGGCTGAATGAAGCCATCGTGCTTCAGCAAATCTGTTACTGGCTGGAAGATACCACCTCTGGCATCGAATATGACGGCAAACGCTGGGTTTATAACAGCATTAATGCCTGGAATGAGCAGTTTCCATGGTGGACCGCGAAGACGATACAAAGAACGGTTTCATCATTGAAAAAGATGGGGCTGATTTATGTTGAGCAGCTTAAAAAAAGGCAGCACGACCAGACTAATTATTACGCAATTAACTACTCAAGCCCTTTGCTGGCCGATAGGGACAATTTGTCCCTATCGAGAGAGACAAATTGTCCTGATCGAAAAGGTCAATTTGTCCCTATGGATAAGGACAAGTTGTCCCAATCCATCGGGTCAATTTGTCCCACTCTTACAGAGAATACAACAGAGATTACTACAGAGAGTACAACAGAGAATTCTTGTCAGGTTGCTGCGCAACCCGACCGCGATGTTGAACTGACTGATCACGCTAAGAAGGTTCTTGTTCACCTTAACCAAACTACCGGAGCCAAATTTCAGGTTTGCAAATCATCCCTGGAGAATATCCGTGCGCGGCTGGCAGAAGGTTATGAGCTCGGTGAGCTGTTACTGGTGGTCGATTATAAAAACGCACACTGGCAGAACACTGAGCAGGCCCAGTATCTGCGCCCAGCAACTCTGTTCATTCCCAAAAACTTCCCTGGCTATCTCCAGTCCGCGACGAAATGGGATAAATCAGGGCGCCCACCATGCGTGAACGGCAAATGGCAGCGCGATGTGATGCAAATGCCCAGCGCTAATTACGAAATCCCCGATGGCTTCCGTGGCGCTTAACAGGAGACGCGACGATGAATACTGAACAAATGATTCTGGCGTACCTGAAAGAGCATCCGGGCCTGACAGCTTCCGAACTGGCGAATGGGATGAAGGCGAACGTGCGAACTGTACGCGAAGCAGGGAAAACTCTGCTAGCAATGGGCGAAGTCTACATGGACATAAAGTTCCGCTACTACCTGGTTGAAGAAGCAACAGCTGTAGACGCTGAATACGCGCGCCTGAGCAAACTGGCTATGTCCCTTCAGGCTCGCAACTGCTGGAGCCGAGCGGCAACGGTATGGCTGAACGCGATGGACGCCACGGCTAAGCCTCGCTTTCGTGATCAGGCTGTAGCGCGCCGGCGGATGTGCATGCAGAAAGCAAAGGCATTAAGGCCGAAGCCGAGCGCCGACGCATAGGGTGGCATCTGATGAAAGCCCGTGTGCTGCGCCATTACGAGCGCAACGTGATTTTTTACCAAAGCATTCGCACTGCGGCCCTGATGATCGCCGCGCTGATCGTTACCCTGTCCTGGGAGCTGGCAAACAAATGACTAACTTAGCAAGAATTTACGACAACAAAGCAAAGACCGAAACCAACATCACTACCCGCAAAACTTACCTGCTGGGCGTTGATGAGCTGTATGTCGAAAGTGGTTACAACATCCGTGAAATTGACCAGACGCACGTCGAAGAATTCCGCGATGCCTTCATCGCTGGCGAGCATGTGCCTCCGCTCGCTGTGCAGGTCACTGAGCAGGGCATTAAGATCATCGACGGTCATCATCGTTACCACGGCGCTCTGCTGGCGAAAGAAGCTGGCTATGACATCCGCCTGGAGTGCAAAGATTTCGTAGGGTCCGAGGCCGATCGCATCGCCTTCATGGTCACGAGCAGCCAGGGGCGCGCGCTGGAACCGCTGGAGCGCGCAGCAGCCTATCAGCGCATGAGCAATCAGGGTATGGAACCGGCAGAGATAGCGAAGAAGGTGAAGCGCTCTATTGCTGACGTGGAGCATCACCTGCAGCTGCTTACCTCCGGTGATGAGCTGATCGCCATGGTGAAAAACAGAGAGGTCGCGGCGACTACTGCAGTGGCGCTGGTGCGTGAGCATGGGGTGAAGGCTGGGAGTGTAGCCAGAACGCAGCTGGATAAGGCGAAGGCGACCGGTAAGAAGAAGCTGACCAAAGCAGATGCAATGCCGCAGTTCAGCGCTGCCCGCGCCCGTCGCCTAGTGGAACTGCTATGTGACGCTCAAAAAGGCGAAGCGGAAGAGGGTAAAGGCGCGCTGCTTATCGACCTGAGCCACATTGAAGAAGTTATGGCCATCATCACCGAATATCGCTCAGGCATTCCCGCTGGTTCGTCGCCGTCTGCCGTAAACGCTGATAGTCAGTATGACGAAAACATGCCGCTAACCCGCGCTGGCATCCTTGAGCAAAGCGGCATTGAAGTCTGGGCCTGCGCAGCTGCGATGTTTGGCGACAAAGACATTTACCCGTTTCAGGAGTCGCGTTACGCCCACACCTGGGCGGCGGACTCGTTCGAAAATCCATCGGTAGTGGTGGTGCCGGCGGAGATTCTTGCCAAAGCACAGCGCCTGAAGCAGAAAAAGCTGGAAAACGCGGAGCTGAAAGTTTGGGTGGCCGCTAAGTATCCCGATCTGGACGATGCAGGGTTAATGGAGAAGTTCAATCGCTTCAGTTCAGTAGCTATAGAGACCCGTCTAAAGACGGAAATGACCATGGCAGAGTTTATCGCCCTGGTGGAACGTGCCGATAAATCAACCTGGGAAAACATCCGCATGCTCCGCGCCGCTGTCGCTGAACTGGCGGGACAGATGACGATCCCAGATATGGGAGAAACGGGGTAAAGTTAATTCTGCCGTTTCTGATAATGTACAATTAGTGATATTTTTTTTCAGTCTGCATTTAAGAAATTAGCGCCTTCGGGCGCTTTCAGGTTAAAATAAAGAAAATCAAAATTTGGGTTTCTTAGTAGGGGGGGAATGATGTACTGGTTTTAATGTTTTCTTGCCTTTGTTTAATGAAATCGTAGAGTCGAAATATACATATGGAAAACGTGTTTCATCATTTATGTAATGTTTCGATTCATCTTGGCAGAAGGTACAGTGCTCTAGAGATGAAAATTTCCTAGCCGCTAATGAAAATGCCTGATTCGGCGTGTAAAAACTACCAATAAAGGTGCGGAAATCTGAAGTGGGCAAATGTTTGCAATCTTCGCAATGTAAAAGGAGGTTATTTGACCTGTCCTTGCCAACGTAGTATTTCAAGGGTTTTAACATATAATCACCTGATTGCTGTGTGAGTCTTTGAGAATTTCAAAGATAAATTAAGTGCATTAAAGTTATTGTGATTGCAGAAGCAGATATTTTAAAATCGTTTTAGATTTATAATTTTATGTATTTAATGATATTCAAGTCAGAGCATCTTACTTCAGCCTCATATTCACTTTGACCTTGAGAGCGAATCAGAGTGAAAGGGACGATGACCCTTGTGCCTTGTTTGCCAATCGTTTCATTATGGAAGAGGATGGAATCAAGAGTAATAAATTCCTCTCCAAACAAGCTTGTGTCATGCCTGCCCAATAAGTCTCTTTCGACATTAGATACTGCATTGCTTGTATTTATAGTTGCACATGAACTAATTTCATTAATTGCGCTTTGCTTTTTCGAGTAAGCGTTAATACCCCCTAAAAGAAAAAAAACACCCAGCACTACTAAAGCTCCAACCTTTAAGTCCTGACTCATATTAAAGTTCCCTCTGTTAATATGTGGCTATTTTCAAGCATAACTCAAGATTAGACAAATATTTTTTTTACAGAACATATGCTCTAAGCTAAAGTGATAAAATTAAAAAAATAGCGATAAGCTGGATTTGACGATTTTTACATTTCCATTTTTAGATACATGTGAAATAAACTAACAGCCAATAAATCAAAAAAATTGAACTTGGCGTGCAATGTTCTTCAGTGTGATTGCTCAATCCTTTAAATTTCCGTTAGTTAAAGCCTTAATTAGTTAATGTTTCATTTTTTTAGTTTACCAAGAATGGTACTAGTTGAGTTAAAATACACACGTTGCATAATATTATGTATTCAAAAATTCAGCACTTTTTGGTAAGTGGCTCGGTCAGGTAACCCTTGTTTTGAAGAATGAGCGTCTTGATTGAAGAATGAGCGTCTTGATTAAGGTATAGCCTTGTTGCCTTAGGACGTTGGCTTCGCATATAAAAATCGGTGAATACACTTAAGTCGTGAAATTTATTTTTGAACCATTATGATGGTTATGCAGATAAGCGTTTGCAGACGCTGCCGGCAAAGGTTGGTCCCGTTCATTTGCAGATGAGGGGGCGGGACCGGATAAAACAAATGGTGTGGAGAGTAAAATATGCCTAATCAGGTACTGGGCGCAGCTGCGTCTGGCGTAAACCCCGTAGTTATCTCTTCGAACGCTTCAGTTAGCGTTCCCGTTCTCATGTATCGCGATCAGCGTGTGATCACCACTGAGCTATTAGCCAGAGGCTATGGCACTGACGAAGCCAACATCCGTAAAAACCTTTCACGCAACGTTGGTCGTTTTGTTGAAGGGATTCATATCTTCACTGTGGATGGCGACGAGCTCCGCGATTTGCGAGTGACTAATAGTCACGCACAAATTTCATCCAAAACCAGAAGCCTGACGCTATGGACAGAGAAGGGCGCCGCGCGCATGTCCAAAATCGTCGATACGGATGAAGCATGGGCATTCTTTGAAGGGCTAGAGGACAGTTATTTTCGTCTCAGAGAAGTCGGCGGGCTTTTGCTGCCGGACATGAACGATCCGATTAAGCTGGCGCGCGCGTGGGCTGATGCAATGGAGGCGAAACAACAGGCCGAAGTGCTCACGCATCGACAGGCCCAGTATATCGACCACCTTGAGAACCTTTTCAGTGATGGGCTTTCGCCGGTTCAGTTCTGCAAACGACTGAACGGTGTGAACGTCAGCAGGGTAAGCGCATACCTGCAGGAGTCCAACTGGCTCTATGACGACAACCCTAACGGGAACTATGCTCACTGGCGCGTACGCTCTCAGGCGCGCGATAAATACCTCACAGAGAAGAGCAGCCAGATTAATCCGTCATCGGCGGCCAGCTTCACCAGCTACCAGCCCGTTCTGCTGCGTGAGGGCGCAGTGTGGCTTTATCGCCGCTATCTGAAAGGGCAGCTGCCAATGAAGCAGTCCTGGAATGGTGAATTTACTCATGACAAAGAACTGGCGGGCAACGCATGAGGGCGCTTCTCACACCGGAAGTGGCGCCGCGAACCGGGATAGTCCTGTTCAAGCCTGGCTCAGAACTGATGAGCTTGTTTCGTGGCCGCGTACTCATCAGCACGCCGACTAGTGATATGGCTGACCTGCCTTCAGGGAAAATCAACGATGGCAATCAACCCTTACTGGATGATCCGCTGCTGAATTCCTTCTTCCGCCATGAGCGTGTTATTGCCGCAGCTGGTGGCTTTCCCGATCTTACTGTCTGGGTGGCCATGATTAACGCATGCCAGTGCGATGACGGCGACGGCTTCCACTTCCACGAAATGACTACGCTTGAAACAGAAGATGGCGTGCTGTCGCTCTGCTACCACCATGACAACAAGCTGCGCAATAACGGCGTATCTGGTGAGATGGAAGAGGTTGCCGCGGCGAACGTCGCAGCGTGGATCATTCACAGTGCGTGTCTCGATATGGGCCTGCATGCTAACCATACGCTGACCTTGCCCGAACTGTGCTGGTGGGCATCCATCAAAGACGTAATCGACCTTGTCCCCGAAGCGCCGGCGCGCCGCGTTCTGAAGATGAAGGCAGAGCAGGTGGCTACCGGCACGCTGAAGGAATCACTGATTACGCCAGAGCGTCCGGGCCGGGAAGTTTTGCAGGAGGCCGGGGAAGTCGTGAAGAAGGTTATCAGCCTGGCGGCAGACCCGGAGTCGCCTGAATCATTTATGCTTCGTCCAAAGCGTAGGCGCTGGGAAAGCGAGAAGTATACGCGCTGGGTAAAAGCGCAAAAGTGCGCCTGCTGCGGTAAGCAGGCAGACGATCCGCACCACATCATTGGGCACGGTCAGGGAGGAATTGGGACGAAGGCGCATGGCCTATTTGTGATACCGCTTTGCAGAGCGCATCACGATGAGCTGCACCGGAACATGAGGGAGTTTGAAAGCAAATATGGCAGCCAGATTGAGCTGCTGTTCAGGTTTCTCGATCACGCAATTGCAGTGGGCGTCATCGGGGCAGATAAAAAATAAAAGGTGTGGAGAGAGATTTAATATGCGTGACATTCAACTGGTATTAGAGCGTTGGGGTGGCTGGGCCGCAAATGAAGGCACTCAGGTTAGCTGGAATCCAACCAGCCCAATGTTTATTACGCTGCTGCCTAAAAGCACCAGCAGCCGTCTTTCATGCTGCGATAACGACGGCATGATCATTGATACCGCAGTCGGCATGCTCAAGAAGGTAGGGCGGCTGGATGAACTGGATTTAATCATGGCGCATTATCGCTATGACGTGTCTAAGTCCACTATTGCTCGCTGGCTTAAATGTTCCGAAGGTAAAGTCAGGCAAAAGCTGATGATCGCAGAAACGTTTATTGACGCTTGCATACTGATGACCGATTGCCGTCTTGAAATCGATGAAGCCACGAAGAAAACTATTTTCAAAGAAATCGCTTAATCTGCTTTTCGTTACGAATTTCTCTATGTAATCTGTTAAGAGTGGTAACAACGCATAGCTTCTTAAATTAGAAACCTCGCCAAACGGCGGGGTTTTTTCATTTCCACACAATACCAAAGGCACTGAGCGCAGACGCTTAATCGCATCTGTCCAGGACTGCAAACCTGTAGCGCCTTTCATATTGTGGAGAGCGAAAACTCAAAACTTATCGGTTTTGAGATTGCTTGAGAGAAAGAGTTTTCCCTGTTGCCGACGGGCAAGGCTGTTACCGCGATTTGCGTCAGGGAGCCAAAAAAAATCCCGCGTACTGAAGGGGAAGCACAGCACGCGGGGGAAATATTCAAGTTTCACTCAGTCAACTTTCAAGGATTGACACGGGAAATGTAGTAGCTATGGCTTTTGACTTTGTGCAAAAGGTGCTAACTCATTAAATTGACAAACAAATGTACAAAGGCTCGCTTCGGCGGGCCTTTTTCATTTCCGCGCCACGCTCGGCGCATTACACCACAGAGCCTTTCAGGGGTGAGCCAGAGTGATGGTCAGTGTGACTATCTCTGTGGGCTGACTACTCCTGAGCGCTGGCTCACCCGCTAAAAGGAAAGTCACTATGTTCGGTTTCGGTAAAAAAGCCCGTAAAGCAGTCAGCGATATCAAAAAGTTTGAAAAGCGTGATTTAGCTCAGGCCGTTGTTAACGCTGCGTACCTGGTGGCGTATGCAGATGGCGAATGTGAAGCCTCAGAAAAAGCGAAGATTGAGCAAGTGTTGCGTAACCAGCCTGCACTGGCGGCCTTCACCTCTGAAATTAATTCCATCAGCGCCACGATCGTCGGCCAACTGGACACCAATTTTAAAATTGGTCGTCGTGCTGCGCTTCGTGAAATCGAAGATGTTAAGCACGACACCCGTGAAGCTGAAGATGTGCTTGATGTTGCCGTAGCCATTGCTGAAGCAGACGGCGAAGTGGAGCCTGAAGAACGCAAGGTGCTGGAAGAGATCGCCAACGTTCTGGGCCTGCGTCTGGAAAACCATCTGTAATGGCCCGGCTGCGCTGGCTGGCGATAGCTGTACTGCTGTTTCTGGTTGTCGCCATCGACTTTACCAGCCGGATGATGTCTGTCCTGGCTGATGGCTCAATCATCTGTGTTGTGATTGCTCTCCTGTGGCCGCTGGTTAAAGCCCAAAAGTAGCTTTGTGCAAAAGGCATCTAAGGGTGCCTTTGACAGAAAGCACCAAATTTACCGGATGAACCGGACCTCTTTTGGCGTCCTCCCAAAACTTTCGAGATTTCCCCGTTTGCTGTGTGGGGAGGTTCGCCATTTTTTCTTCTGACTACAGACAGCACCGACCGTAATCACGGAGGTGACCATGAGTATCAACCAAATGAGCAAACTAGCATCAGGAGCGGCATACGGTGCGGCCGGGTCAGCTGTGGCCAATAGCGTGCTAACTCGCCTCAGCCCGGATGAATGGAGTGCGGTAGGCGTTATTGCCGGTATTGTTCTGGCTCTGATGACGTTTGCTATCAACGCATATTTTAAGCGCAAAGTTTCTCTCGCTCAGATAAGGGCGCTGGAGCAGCGCGGCTATATCCCGTCCGATAAGCTGGGAGAGGAATAATTATGGCTATGTCAGCCAGCCTGCGTAACAAACTGATTGCCGCAGCGGGCGGCGGCTCAATGCTTATCGCCTCGCTCTTCATCGGTGGTAAAGACGGCGTAGAGGGACGCGTATACGAGCCTTACAAAGATGTGGCTGGTGTCTGGACGGTCTGTGATGGACATACAGGCAACGACATTATTAAAGGTAAGAAGTATACCGACCGCGAATGTGATCGCTTGCTGTGGAATGACTTGAAGCCGGTAAAGCAAACGGTTGATGGTCTGGTTAAGGTTCCGCTGAATGAATATCAACGCGCTTCGCTCTACAGCTTCACCTACAACGTAGGCTCCGGCGCTTTCTCTAAATCGACACTTCTTAAAAAGCTGAATGCGGGCGATCAGGAAGGAGCATGCGAAGAGCTGCGTCGCTGGGTCTATGCCGGAGGCATGAAATTCAGGGGGCTGATGAACCGGCGCGACATGGAACGCTCAATGTGCCTGGCGGATGGTCCCTATGACCTTTAGCTGGCGAACATTAATTATCGGCCTGCTGCTGGTGGCGCTCATTGTGGTCTGCCGGGTAGCAATTCTTTACCACGGGAAATACGTTACTGCTGACAGCCTGGCTACCGAGCGCCAGCAGACGATTGACGATATGCAGGTCCGCCAGCGCGATGTTGCCGCGCTCGACGCCAAATACATAAAGGAATTAGCCAATGCTCAGGCAACTATCGACCAGCTTGAGCGTGACGTTGCTTCTGGCAAGCGCCGGTTGCAGCTCAACGCTACCTGCACGAAGCAATCCGCCTCCGGCGCCGCCGGCATGGATGATGCAACCAGCCCCGGACTTACTGACACCGCTGAACGGGATTATTTCATCCTCAGAAGTCGAATCGAACTCGCCGGAAAGCAAATAGCCGGTCTTCAGCAGTACATCAGAGAGCAATGTTTGAGGTAAGCATGGCATTACTGTTCGGCAGAGTTAAAAAGAGCGAGTGGGAGCACACTGGCCTGTTCGCCAATATCGTACCGGTTTACATCAGGGATATCGAATCAGGGGAGCCTGAAGTATGCGCGGCTAATGGCGTGCCTGAATGGTTCTTTGATCTCGTTAACTGGATGGTGTGCAACCTTCCGATGCCCTATGACGGCTTCATGTTCTCGCACGTGAAGCCTATTGAATCCTCCGACAAGGGATAACGGTTAGCCACGCTGTGAAGCGTCGCGAACCCGACACTATAGAGAGAAAAAGCTATGAGCTATTTATCTGATACAGGATTACGTCGCCGCGCGGAAAGTCGCCGCCGCCGTGATGAAGAGCACCGTCGCCGCATGACTGGCAGCACTGGCGCAGGCAGCGACCTGATGAACCCGCTTAACCCCATCAGCCCGATTTACGTTGGCAATGACTACAGCAGCTCAAACAGCTCTGATTCATGCAGTGGCGGCTACGAATCTGGCAGCTCGTCAGATAGCGGTGGTAATTGCGGTAGCGATTAATACAGGCCGCCTACGGGCGGTTTTATTTTGTTCTGAAAACTGAGCTTGCTGAGTTCAATTTTCAGCATAAAGACACTGAATCATCGGCTGGTGGTCTCACCATTGCCGAGGGATAAACACACCCAGCCAGCAGGAAACTCTGATGTCAGAGCCACGTATCTATAACAGCCGCTGGGACAAAGCCAGGCTCTCATTTCTGAAATCACATCCTCTCTGCGTTATGTGCCATCGGCAGGGCAGAGCGGTAGCCGCAACTGTCGTTGACCACATCAAACCACACAGGCTGAAAGAAGCCATCAATGGCGGCAAACAGGATGAGATAGCAAAGGCTCAAAAGCTCTTTTGGGATAAAGCAAACTGGCAACCCCTCTGTAAGCAGCACCACGACTCCACTAAGCAGCGCGAAGAAAAGCGCGGTCACGTGATTGGGTGCGATGAGAAC